CACCGAGCATGTCCCGAATAGGGCCGGGGTTGGTGAGTGCCGCCGGTGATGGCATGTCCCGGATAGTGCCGTCCCGGGAAACAGCCTTCCACTCGGGATGGTTCCCCAGCGTGGTGGTAATCATCATGTCCAGAGTGAGGAAAACATTCTCGATCCCAGCAGCCCGGAGGGCGGTGATGGTGTCCCGGATGGGGTTTTTCCCAGCGTCGATAGACACCCGCTCTGGGTGGGCCGGCCATGGGAACAGCGTCCATTCGGGGCGGCCCACAGCCAGGTCAATCGTGTTGTAGCCCTTCGCTATGGCTTTCTGGGCGATAGTCGCCCAGTCGCGGTCAGCCGCGTTCGAGGTGTCTTCCCACCCAACACCAATGGCGCGGGTTTTCACCCCTGCCCGGTCGGCAAGCCGACCCCGCAGGGCAGACTGCTGCACCTGCTCCCGCACAGTGCTGGCGGGTTTTGTTTCTAGTGCGGTGAGTCGCTTAGTGATCGGCCCAAAATCTACCGGAGGTTGGGCCTTGAGGGCTTCGGCGACCGCGGTTTTGATAGCCTGCGAGTCTACCTGCGCAGGCTGGTCTTTCAGCTTTTCCAGGCTAGCAACCCGGGATTTCAGGCTTTCACTAGCGACAGTCGCAGCGTCAGCGGTGACATGGGCTGATTCGATGCCCTGCTCGATACGGTCGAGCCGCTCCGCCGACAGTGGGGTTGCGGGGTCGTCGTTATGCCAAACGTTACGGGCATACGCCATGGTTCGGTTCCTCCTTCTTATGGGGCGGCAGTTGGTAGGAGCCCTCGACCAGGTAAAGTTTTGCTACCGGCGAGGGCTAGGAGGGGTCCTTGGTGACCTCCACTGATTTCGGGAAACCACCACCCGCCAAACCAGTGGCAGCAACTGTTGGGGCTGCGGATACCTTAGCGATCACGAAACCAGCATCCACCGTGCCGGTAACCTCGGCCTCGTTTTCACCCAAAACCCGGATAGCCGCCTGCACAGCCGCGGCATCAGCGTTATAGGTGATGGTGGCGGTGGTTTTCCCACCAATGGTGATGGTGTACGTGCCAGACGTGGCTCCTTTGACAGAGAACTTGTATTTGGCGTCGGATAGTTTGTGGGCGCCGGTGATACCCATGAGCTTTGCTAGCTCTGGGGTGAAGCCAGGGCCGCACAAGCCGAAACCGTACAGGGCACCGTATTTTTCATCATCCTGCGCACCCAGAGTAATCGGGTACTTAATGACGTCCGTCTCGGAGAAAGACTGCTTACCCTTCTTCTCAATCGTCATCTTGGGAAAGACAAAATAGGGGTAGATTTCATGCCCCGGATCACCATCTTTAGCGACCAGGATGCTGGAATATTCCCGCACCCGGGCAGCCCGGCGTTTCTTAGCGAAATATCCGGTGCCCTCGTCATACTGGGCCTCCATCAAATCGTAGAATGCCTCTAGGGTTCGCAAGCGAGATTCCTGGGCGGTGACATCAACCGTGAATGATTCTTCCGTGACGAATGTGCGGCGGCGGCCAGGGCTACCATAACCCTCAGGGCCTTCAACTTTGGAATCGGGGGCCAGGTCAACGCCGGCTTTTTTCTCACCCTCGCCGATAGAGAACCAGCCTTCCGGCAACTCTAATAAGTTTCCGTTGCTGTCAGTGATGCGATCTGGGATTTCAATCCCATAGGGGCACATCAAAAGCAGGTAGTCCAGGGGCGCGAATAATAGGTCGCTCTGTTTGTCTTTTAGCTTGTAGAAGTCCGTGGTGGTCACGGCTATCTCCTTTCCCCGCACGTTGCGGGCATTAAGAAAGCCCCCAGGAAAACCCGGAGGCAAAGGGGGTTATGTGTGTTTTCGGGGCCTGCGGATCGTGATCTCATAAAGGGCATTTACATACCGGTGGTCGGGGTTGACCCAGGGAGGCATCACTGACCCCACCCGCTCGCTGATACTCACAACCCGAACGGGCACTTGCGGGTGGGTGGGGAAAACGTCTAGCATCCACGCCCTCAGGTAGCTGTTGATTTTTTGGGCGTCTGCGCGAGTTTCGGCTAGCACCCCAATCTCCACAAGGGGGACATCTACTTGATTGTTGAAGTCAGCAGCACCGGTGGTACGCTGCACCACAATTAGTGGGGATTGCTGGATCTGGATTTCGTAGTCGTCGGGGACCCATGTACCCACCCACGGCTGGGGCACCATCTGCTGGGCCACACCGTCGAGGGCGTCTACGATGAGTTGTTCCACATCCGGCCACGGCGGCAGATCATCAGGAATGGTAATGGTCATAGTCGCACCGCCTTAATTGTTTTGTGTAGCATCGCCCGGGGCGCAGCTGCTTTGCGCCCGTGGCGGGATTTGATCTTGTGCCCGAACTCCACCGGCACCCCATAGGGGGCGTCTATCGAGACCGTGGCCACCAAGCGCTTGCGGGCGGCACCCACCGTGTAGGGGCGGGCTATTTCCACATCGACCGCGCCAGAGGATGCTAGCCGGCCGGTATCCCGGGGCGCCACCGTAGCATAGATGGCCTGCGCTAAATAGCCGGCACGGTACAGGAGCTCTTCCACCTCGGGGCCTTCCAGGTATCCTTTCATGATCCGGGGTGAAAACTTCATGACTATCGCACCTCCTCGCAGATCACCGCGGTACCCACGATGACGCCCTCCCTGCGGGGATGCTCCCACAACTGCGCCTCAATGACCTTCAGTTTTCTTCCGAAACCCTCGATAATATCCCCGGTGCGAATATCCGGGGCCTGGCGTTTGATATACACCGTTGGCCTGGTAGTCACTACCGCCCTGCGGTCTGTATCGACTGTGGCCTGAGCCCAGGCGATTCTCGCCCCAGTGATCGTGAGAACCGGCACTGGGGCAGTCAGATCACCGAACTTGTCCCGGCTGCGGCGGAGCACTTGAATCGTGGCCACAGCCGTCACCACCCTTCGGCAGTGATGTTACGGAATTCTCCCACGCCGATAGCGTTTTCGATAAGGTCACGTTCTTGACCGGTGAGATAGAAATTTCCCTCACCGTTAGCGAATCGCAGAGTGCTGCTGAATGGGCCACCGGTGTCGGTGATTTCCGAAGCCCCATCATGCGTGTCAGCGATAAGTGAGCGCCTCACCATAGCGCAGGACACCATTTTTAGCACGCCTGCTTGATGTTCACTGGGGGCATCGGGGATGAGGGGAAACTTCGCCTTCAACCACACTGCGGCATCTTCCAGCAGCGTATCGACGACCTTATCAGGAAGCCCTGGTGGAAACGCTTGCCACCGGTCTTTCAAATCCGCAGCGACTGCATACGACGGCATTAGGCGCCTAATCCGGTAAGCCGCACCATGGCCATGGGGTCAGTCACCACATGCTCTAGCACAGCTTTCACCTTGGTCCAGGTCAGGTCACGTGCTTCGTCTCGCCAGGTAGCGGTACTAATTGGTTCTTCCATGCCGATCGTACCCACTTGCCCTTCGGCAACTAACAGGCCCTCACCTGGGGTGGCCAGCGGGGAGGAAATCACTTCCAACCCCTGTGACTTCAGGAACGCATCCTGGGCGTCGTTAGTGTCAAAAGTGTTAGCAAGCTGCAGCGCGTCATCGGTGTGGAGGACCAACAAGTTATAGAGGTAACCCATTTGGGTTTTCTCACCGGCGGCTAGGGCCGCGTTGAGCTCTGCCCGGATAGACTTCGCTGCGGTCTGCTTGAGCTTTTCAGTTTTGTTCATGCTGACCCAGCCGGAAGATTCCACCTTGGGGATATAGGACCCGTATTCCTGGATGGCTTTCTTAATAGCGAGCATGCCATTGTTGTCCACATCGAACACCATGGTGTTCGAAATTCGCTGGGCTCGGCGCTGTAATAGCGCCATGTCGTTTCGGGCTTTCGCCTCGTCGGTGATGGAGAATTTACCACCAAGCTTTTTCACCTGGGCCACTTTGGGCTCACCAGGAGTAGCGTCCAGTTCCGGGTATTCGCCACCTGGGGCGATGATACCGGTGTGGTCATCTGCTAACACCTGGTTTTCGGTATTGACTTCGTACAGGATGGCGCCGCCCTGAGCATCACTGTGGCCGAAAAGGCGGTCAGTGAACATCTTCAGTGCGGTGATGTCCGCAATGTATTTAGAGATTCGTGCTGGTTCTTGCAGCATCAAATCCACTGTGATGGCACCGTTGGCTACTGTGGGGGCGGCGCCCGGGTAAAAACCAGAATTTTTCATGTTGTTTCCTTACGTTCGTTTTATAGCAGTGCGATGGTTACGGGCTTGTCCGCACCCGCGGCTTTCGTGAGGGCAATGGCCACAACAGGCCCAGTGCCGGCGGTGGCCGCTTTACCGCCGGCTGCGGTGGAAATCTTAGCGCCAGCAGTGATCGCGCTGGCAGCAATCGCGTCGAGCACATACCCGGCCCGGTAGATGGTTACGTAGTCGTCTTTGGCCACGTCCGCGGCAACCACACCGAATGGGATAGCATCCGCGCCAGCAACATCGACGACCGGGTTCCGGCCGTCCATTTCCCCAGAGACCACGACGAAGCTACCTGCGGGGATCGCCTTTGCGGCTTTAGCAGTAACATCGCTGCCGGGACTGTAGTGCCGTTTAGTCACATTCATAATATTTCTCCTTGATTATCCGGTTTTATTTTTCGGCTCGAAGAGCGGCCGGAATCCACGATTCCGGGTACGCCACATCGTCTACCTGGCTCGGGGTTCCCTGCCCTGATTGCAGCCCTTGCCGAGGGCGTTGCGACGGTGGTGGGGTGCCCTCAGTAGGATCCCCATACAGGGCCTGAAGGCGCTTAGCGCGCTCGGCGATTTCCTCTTTCGTGCCGGTGCCTAGAAGCGGTAAATCTTCCGCCTTAATACCATGCGCGGCGGCTACTTCCAACAGGACGTTTGTTGTCCGTTCCTGTGCTAGCTGCTGTTCCGCAGCGGCTAATTTTTCCTGCATGAGTTGGAGTTCCGTCTTTTTGGAATCCTCATGTTGTTTCCATTTATCAGCCGCGGCCTGCACAGCATCCCGCTCCTGGCGGGTTTTCTCCAATGCCACCAAGGCCTCTTCCAAAGTCATCTCCGACTGTAAGCCGGCGTCTTGTGATGGTGTTTGGCTGATATCCGGGGTAGTGTCCTCCAGGCTAGGGTCTTGTTCATCCTGGGACTCGGTGCCAGTAGCGTCTTGCATAGTTTCCTCCTTTTAGATTGTGTGAAATGCGAATAGTAAGGGTGGCATGAATAAACCCCACCGGCTTGGTGGGGTTAGTTCATAGGGATGGGGAGCATTGCATGCTCACGATTCAATACCGCAATGGTGCGATTTTGGGTTCCACCAGCAGTTTCAAAGGGTCGGATTTCAAATCCGACCCTTCCGAACTCCTCAAAATCCTCTTCATTACCACGCACAACCCGCAGCACACTGGCGTGTTGATTTTTCGTTCCTTCAGCAATAACGAGTGATGTGGTCGTCAGCTCCCCCTCGGGGGTTTGCTGAACGATCATGGTATAGTCATTATTTGGTTCTTGGTTAAACATCGGGAATCATCCTTTCTTATACAAAAACCCGCGTGCCCCTATATGGAGCATGCGGGTTAAAAAATTGGGT